GTATGAACGCTCTTCTTCCCGATGAAGCCAAGTCATTCCAGAGCTTGTGTCGCTTATTTCTTGATTAACACCAGACATGCCCAGAAGTGCCCCAACTCCCTGCCGCTACCCAGGCTGTGGGGCGGTATTGGCAAGCCCGGGCTTTTGTCCCCAACACCGAGCCAGCGCGCACCGTGACTACGGGCGGGCAAGGCGTAGCTTCGACGCCGAGGTGGGTTTCTACCAGTCCAAGGACTGGCGGGTGTTGAGGGCGGCAGTGCTGCGCGAGAGCCCCCTTTGCGTGGTCTGTAAGGCCAAGGATCGCCTGGTTGCGGCTGGGGTGGTGGATCACGTTGTGCCGCTGAAGGACGGTGGTGCCCGCTTTGATAGGGCCAACCTGCAGCCTCTCTGCGTCTCTTGCCACAACCGCAAGACGGCCAGAGAGACTGCTGGCAGGCGCTAGACCCCCCTAGGGGGGTCGAATCTCTACGGTTGGGCGGCGCAGATGCGCTCGCCTGCCCAAATTTTTGTGACCGCGAAATTCACGACCCCCTATTTCGGAGGTGGCAAGCATTGAGTAGCAAGGGGGATCTGATGATAGGAAATGAAGCTGTCCGCGGGTCGCCCGATGCCGATGAACTGCTGGGCGCGACCTTTGATGAGACGGAGTTGACCCAGATGGCCGTCACCGATGCCGACTGGCTGTCGGTGCAGGTGACAGATGCGGACCTCAAAAGCATGGCTGCGGACATCGAAGATGTATTGGCCATGACCGATTCAGATTGGATGCGTTTGCGGTTGACCCAGGATGCCCTTATTCGGGTGAGGGATGACTTGATTGGCCGAGTGGGCGTGAGGGCGCAAGAACTTACGTGGTTAAACCGCGCCATAGAAAGAGGAAAGCATGGCCACAAGGGGGCGCAAACCGGCGCCGATAGAACTCAAACTGCTAAAAGGTAATCCGGGCAAAAGACCCATCAACGCCAAAGCATCTGTGTTGCAACAGCCCGAGGCGCTGGCTGAAGACGCCGCGCCAGGCATGTTGCTCGATGAGGCCAAGCCTTACTGGGACCACGCGATCGCGCATGCGCCGCGCGGCCTGCTGCGCAAACTCGACATCTACCTTTTGGCGGCGTGGTGTAACGCGGCTTATCGCTACGAATACAACATCAGGCTGGCGGCCAAGTCCGACGTCATTCCAGTGCGCGGGGCCAAACTCGCAGGTCTGGACGCCAAAGACCGCCCGGTTATGCACAACCCGTTCTCGACGGCGGCCAGGGCCTACCTCAAGGATATGACTATGTTGGCTGCGGAGTTGGGCTTTACGCCGAGCTCACGCGCGCGACTTGGCGCGGCAGAAAGCACCGTCTCGGACGTCGAGGACCCCTGGGCGCAAATTGCCGGGTAAGGCGTGCGCTGCACGCAGTCAGTCAGGCCGTCAGCTTGGCCGATACCAGGCGATTGATGCTCAGACCCTGTTCGGCAGCCTCCGTGGCCAAAGCCCTATGCACCGATGACGGAATGCGAACCATGAAGCGACCACTGAACTTTTTCTCTGCCAGTGCTTCAGGAACTGGCTCCCCCGAGGCCTCCATGTCGGCCACCGCATCGGCCACCACCCGGCGAATGCCCGAGAGCGCTTTTTCAGGGGTGGGTGCGAGCCAGGACAGCGAGGGAAATTCTGCGCAAAGCCCAACGTGCTCGTTGTCCTCGCCAGACCAGGTGACTCGGTAAGTGTAGTGATTGATGTTCATGCCTATGCTCCTAGACGTTCGATGGCCAGCAGCACCTGCCGGACCTGATAAGCCTTTGCCTTGCCTTTGTCGTTTTGAATATTTACCCGCGGATCTCCCTGCCAGGGTGTCTTGTAGACAGCGTGACTGCTGCCGCTTTGCCTGGGCTTCCCAAAATACGCCTCGCACACCTTTTGAAGATCGGCAAAGCGAACGTTGGTGGGCGCTTTGCGCATCTGCTCAAGGATTTTTTCGGTGCCGCTCATCACCAAATGGTATCAATAACGGTATCACTTGTCAAATCAGATGAGCGCTCGAACCAAGGATCGCGCTAGCGACTACGCGATGAGCGCCAAGCGGTACGCCGAGCAGGTGGTGTCTGGGGAAATCCTGGCTTGCCGCTGGGTGCAGCGGGCCTGCCAGCGACAACTGGATGACCTCGCCAAGTTCAAAGGAAAAGCCAGCCCCTACCTTTTCAACCCCAAGCTCACGGACAAGGACGGCAGGGGCTTCCAACCGGCTGACAACCTGTGCGCGTTCATCGAACGGTTACCCCATGTGAAAGGACCGCTGGCAGGCGAGCCGATTCACCTGGAGCCCTGGCAGGCCTTCATCCTGACAACGGTTTTCGGATGGGTCAAACCCAATGGCACGCGGCGCTTTCGGCGTTCGTACATCGAGGTGCCCCGGGGCAATGCGAAGTCGACCCTGTCCTCGGCCGTAGCCCTTTACATGCTAGCGGCCGACCGTGAAGGCGGTGCCGAGGTGTATTCGCTGGCAACCACGAGAGACCAGGCACGGATCGTCTTTGGCGATGCGCAGACCATGGCCAGGCGCAGTCCGGGATTTCGGCGCAGGTTTTCGGTGGAGGTTGGCGCGCACAACATGCATGTGCTGGCCTCAGGCTCAAAGTTTGAAGCCTTATCGGCTGAGGGATCGACCCTGGACGGTCTGAACATTCATTTTGGTTGCGTCGACGAATTGCACGCGCACAGGACCCGCACGGTGTACGACGTGGTCGAGACCGGCACCGGCAAGCGGGACAACTCGCTCTTGTGGGTGATCACCACGGCAGGCAGCAACCGCGCGGGCATCTGCTACGAGGTCCGCTCGTTCGTGACCAAGCTGCTTGATGGCGTGTTCGAGGATGACACCCAGTTCGGAATCATCTACGGGCTTGATGATGGAGATGACTGGACAACTGAAGAGTCGCTGATCAAGGCCAACCCTAACTGGGGCATTTCGGTGAGGTCCGAGGTGCTCGGGCCGCTGCAGGCCAAAGCCATGCAACTGCCCAGCGCCGTCAACAACTTCAAGACCAAACACCTCAATGAATGGGTGAACGCCGACACGGCCTGGATGGACATGCGCTCCTGGGATGCCTGTACCGAGCACGGGATGTTCATTGAGCAATTCGAAGGCCAGCCCTGCTGGATTGGCCTGGACCTGGCCAGTAAGACTGATATTGCTGCCTTGGTGGCGGTGTTCCGGCATCCTGAGATTTCGGATGCCTACGTGACCTTTGGCAAGTACTACCTGCCCGAGGACACGGTCAACGGCGCAGGCAACAGCCAGTACGGCGGCTGGATGCATTCGGGGCGGCTCATCGTCACCCCGGGCAACGTAATCGACTTTGGCTGGATCGAGTCGGATTTGCTGGACATGGCAACCCGTTACGAGATTCAAGCGGTGGCCTTCGACCCGTTCCAGGCCACTCAGCTTTCGACTCGGATGCTGGCCGAGGGTCTGCCCATGATCGAGGTGCGCCCCACGGTGCTGAACTTCAGCGAACCGATGAAGACCCTGGAAGCGCTAGTCCTGCAAAAGAAGCTCGTCCATGACGGCGACCCGGTACTGGCCTGGATGGCCAGCAACGTGGTGGCGCATCTGGACGTCAAAGACAACATCTATCCACGCAAGGAGCGAGCAGAAAACAAGATAGACGGCATCGTGGCACTGATCATGGCCCTCTCAAGGGCGATCAAACCGGGGGACTCGGTTGTGCTCGGATCCGACTATGAGTTGATGGTGCTCTGAGGCAATGGGACTTTTCACATTCATCGATCGATTCAGAGCCTCGAGCAGTGACCGATCCCCTTGGGGAGACTTCTTCTTTGAACCGGTGTCGGTGCGCAGCGCCTCAGGCATGCGCGTCTCGCCTGACGGGGCGTTGCGGCTCGCGGCGGTGTATGCCTGTGTGCGCATCCTGTCGGAGACCATGGCATCTCTTCCGGTGGTGGTTTACCGCCAGCGCAAGGACGGAGGCAAGGATCGGGTGATCGATCACTGGCTCTACGGCCTTCTGGCCCGCAAGCCCAACCGGTTCCAGAACCCATTCGAGTGGCGCGAGATGCTGCAGGGGCACCTGGCTTTGCGAGGCAATGCTTTCTGCCAGATCATCTCCAACCCCAAGGGAGAAATCACCGAGCTCATGCCGCTTCACCCAGATCGGGTGCGCATGGAGGTTATGGACAGCGGGGACTTCCGATACCGGGTTCGCATGCAAAACGGGGATGAAACCGTATTCCCACGTGGGCAGATCTGGCACCTGCGCGGCCTGTCCTCGGACGGTCTGATGGGCATGAGCCCCATCGAGTTGGCCCGTGAGAGTCTGGGCATGGCGCTGGCCGCTCAGGACTACGGGGCACGGTTCTTCACGAACGACGCCAAACCCACGGGTGGCTGGATTGAGTTTCCGG